ATTCCAATGAGCAATTTTCAATTTAAAACGTATGAATCAGCACGTATACAGGAGAGAAAATCTGAAAAGTCTAAAAAAGCTCCGCCGCCTGGGTCGGAATTGGCCGAGCCCTCTTCAACCTATCGCATTTTTTCTCGATTATTTTGTAATTATGTCATGCCTAATAGACCTCTACCCAAGGATATTGGAATTGAACAATCTGCAAAAAGTGGCGAAGAAGCCGCGATAAAAGACTCCATTCGTAAAGAGTTGATTACACAAACTGAAACTCAAAGAGTAAATTTATTAGCTAAAGACGCAAATGAAATAGACGCAAATGAAATAGATATGGGTAAAAAAATCGATGAAGAAATCGAAAAAACCGTAGATATTATATTTGCCGAAGTTATTAAACGCAAAACGACGGGAGAGAAAAAACCTACAAAAAGTAAAAGCAAAAGTAAAAAAGATAAAGACCATGTTCCTCTTGAATCTAACGCGTTATTGAAAATAAAAATTGACGATATCGAAAGTATTATCGAGAGACAATTATCACAAAGTGATGTAGAAGAAGTGGACACAAAAAATAACGTATCCACATTATTAAAAGACGCACAACGTATTGAAGCTAAGCAAGATGTGACGAATGAAGAAGAAGGGGAACTTGAAGGTGACGAAATATTGGATGAAATAGGTGGCGATACATATAAAGAACGCATAGTCGATGCTTTACGATTTTTACAAGATAACTCTAATGAGTACCTAGCTCCCGAGGCCTTACAAACGTATAGTCCCAAATTTCTACACATGCTTGAAAATATCAAAGACCCTGAATACAAAGGACTGCATTTAGTGTATAGTCAATTTAGAACATTAGAAGGCATTGGTATATTTTCATTAGTATTGGATAAAAATGGGTTTACCCGATTTAAAATCAAAAAAAGCACTGCTGGTGTATGGGAAATGGATATTTCAGAGAGCGATTTAGGCAAGCCCACATACGCATTATACACCGGCACGGAGACAACCGAAGAAAAGGAGATCATTCGACACATATATAATGGTGAATGGGACCAAATTCCAGACACGATATCTAAATATCTTGAAAAGATTGCTAATAATAATAATTTAGGTGAAATTATCAAAGTTCTAATGATTACATCGTCTGGGTCTGAGGGTATTAATCTTCGAAATACCCGATATGTACATATTATGGAACCCTATTGGCACCCTGTTCGTTTAGAACAAGTAATTGGACGAGCTCGTCGTATTTGTAGTCACAAGAATTTGCCCGAAGAGTTACAAACCGTTGAAGTATTTGTATATTTAATGATATTATCGCCTGATCAATTAAAATCTGATGATGCAATTGAGTTGAAAAGAAAAGATTTATCAAAGGGTGAGCCAAAAGTTCCTATTACAACCGATCAATTATTATTTGAAATATCTGAAATTAAAGCCAATTTGAGCATGCAATTAACAGATGCTATTAAAGAATCAGCATTTGATTGTTTTATTTATTCAAACGGTAAATGCATGAATTTTGGCGACCCTAAAAACAATAAATTTTCTTATGTTCCTGACTATTCAAATCAACAAAGCGACATCACTGTACGGGCTAATAAAAAAAAAATAGAATGGGAAGGAAAACCTATTACGTTGAATGGAACAGAATATGTATATAGACGAATCAGTCCTAAAAAATTAAATATTTATGATAAGAATAGTTATTTACAAGCATTAGAAAATGGAGACATAATTCCAGTTCAAATTGGTACTCTAGAAATCAATGAAAGAGGTGAACAGGTTTTCAAACAATTATAGTTACTTAGTTAGTAGCATAATGATATAATAGCCTCTATTAATTCTTTTTCTTCTTCAGATAACATATTATAAAATAAATTTACATCATGATATTTTGATAATATTTTATTATAATAATCAATTGTTTTGTTTTTCGTCTTGATTACTATTTTATTTGAATATTCGCTAATTATTTTTTTTTTGTCGGCAGCAATATATACCCTTAATAATGAATTTCTAAATCTCAAAATATGTGCTTTTTCTGAATAACAATTTAACACATATAAAAACAAAACAATAAAGCCTAAAATTTTCATCTTTGTATTTTTATTAGATATTTGTATAATAACAACAATTTATTATACAAATTATTATTCAATTTTATATTTTATTTTTATGTGTATTTTTGTAAAAATATATCTAGTTTTTCATTTAACGCAGATATTTCTTTTTTCAAATCATCAATTTGTAATTGATAGTTAGGTACAACACTATTATCATCATTAGAATTGGTTATTTTTTTCAATTTTCCAAAAATATTTATTTCTTCTTCATCTATTTCTTCTTCATGTATTTGTTGTTCATGTATTTGTTGTTCATCTTCCCAACTTATGTGCTTATTATTAATAATATTATTATTAATTTTGCTCAACTTTTCATTTTTAATAGATGTTTCTTGAGATTTTAACCAATTTGCATCACTAGATACTTGCATATTTTTATTTGTATTGTTTATAATTTCAATATCATATTTACGTTGTTCTTGTATTTTTTTAATTTCCAATTCAATTTCACTCATAGGCTCATCTAATTTGTCACTAAAATTTGGAACTGGTGGTACTGGTATTGTCATTGCATTTGAAAACTCTTCCTGTTTCTTATTTAATTCTTTTTCAAAAAGGTTCAATCTATCATTATGAATATCTTCAAACGTAATTGATTGTTTAATTGGTTCATCTTCGTGAATTTTAATTTTTTTATATTGATTTGCAGCATGCGAAGCTTGTGTAGGTATAGTATTTTGGTTATTATTACTTTTTATTACAAAATTAATTATTAATAAAATATATTTTTTATTTAATTCAATCAAATTATTGCAATTGTTTTTTTCTGTCATAAAAAACTCATTAAGGTTTGATTGAAAAATGTGCATAAGGGTTTTAAATTTAATTACAGAATCGCATAATTGTTTGATTAATGGTTCATCTATTAATACTTCCCACAATAATTCAAGATTTTCTTTTTCTAAAAAATTATTTATTGACATTGTTCTACAAGTTGTAAGATATACATATATTATCTTATAACTTTAAATTATAATTGTTCATTGTAATAAATTTTTCTAAATTTTTCCATATATGTATCCTTTAAAATATGGGTTTTTAAATAATGGTTTGTCAATTTATCTTCTAACATATGAATAATAAAAAATATACTATAAATACCACATTCAGTATTACCATATTGATGTTCAACAGGATGATTTTCGTCATATACAAAATTAATTTTATGATGTAATTGATTACCTTGGGTTTTAATTCTTTCTACGAATTCTTTAATTTCATTTGGTGCCGTATCTCCTACACTGTCAAAGAAGAATATTTTGCCTTTTTTTATATTGATAAACATAGAAATCCAATGTTTTCCTGGTTTATTATGGGGATCTGTATTGAATATTATACCAATCTTAGTTTTACCTTCTTTAATTTGTTGTTTCAAATCAAAATTACATAATTCTTCCCATACACATTCACCATATAATTTCTTTTTATCAAAATCTATTGGTGATGGACCTATAAAATCAAAACATTTATATGCTTTTTCATATTGTTTCATTACTTTTATGATGTCAATACTAGATAACCATTCATTTGGATTTTTTTTCCACTCATATGGGGACTCCGGTGCAAAAGAATCTTTAAAATCTTCATCTAAATTACCAAATTCATGTTTTTGTTTTAACCAACACGATTCTTTGTTACATAAATCACTTAAATAGTTGGATAAAATTTTATGAATTTCTTTTGTATCATTAGTAGTTATTTTTTCATAAGGATGTCGCAAATTCCATTTATCTCTTAATTTAAATAATGATGTATCTGTATAGCATGTGTAATTTTTTATTTCTTTTTTATCTTTTGGACTGCAATTCACTTTATTCAATTCTATTGGTCTTGATTTTAAAGTGTGTTTGTGTTTATTATTCTGTTTTCCACTACCCCTTTGATGTGTTTTTTCGTATTTTTTTTTAGTTTTATATTTCCATCTACTACTATTTTTTTTGCTATTTTTTTTATTTTTCATATTAATCTTATTTTATAGCAATATTTTCTTTTTTTTGAATACCTTTATTTCTTAAATTAGGTTCTTGTAAATCTATTTCTTTTATCTTTGGGAATATTATTTCTTCTGGTTTTTTTGTTGTTGTTATTTTTACGAATTTTTCTAAACCATTTGGAATCTTTACTGTACGCATAAACAATTTATCCTTTTCATTGTCATAAGTATTATTCATATTTTCAATATATGTTTTATCATCATATTGAATATTAAAACACGGTTTAAAATCTTTGTATTCTTCTTGTATGATATCATTATTATCTATTATTTTAAAATAATGTATACAAGTTTTGATATAATTATCAAAACTAAATTTTATATCTGGGTTTATTTCACTATAATCATCATCTTTTTTCAAAAGCAGTTCTCTCGTTAAATTTAATATTCTTTTTCTATAAAATTTTTTATCTTTTTTATTGACAATTTTCTGTTTTTTAAATGCATGCATTTTTTCATAAACTTCTTTATTGATTAAACAATCTAAAGTTATTTGATTTATTATATTTTCTGTCATTATATAATATTTTATATAAATTATTGTATAATATTATCATTTATTTTTTCATATGTTTACGCTTTTTGTTTGAAGGTTGTGTTCCCTTTTTATGTGTTTTTTTGTGTTTTCTAGTTTTAGATTTTCTGCCTTTTCGTCTGCGAGTTCCACCTGCTGTATTTCTTCTATTTGGTATATTATCTTCTTCTTCTTCCTCTGCTTCCTCAGCATCTCTGCGTATTTGTTCTAATTGCTCATCTATGTCTAATACAACTGGTGAATAATTATAAGCATTTTCTCGTACATGATAATCATCAAAACACGTTATCGCTCCGTGTTGATGTAATAGCATAATTAATTCTTCATATTCTTCATTATTATAAATATTACTATAATTATTAACAAACGCTGCCCATTTAAACGGACACCAATTTAATCTAGCATCACCGTCACGTTGATTTGGGTTTGCACCTTCTACTAATAAATCTCTAATTTCTGGAATATTTCCTCTAATGATAGCATTTATAAGAGGAGTATAATTTCCGTTTAAAGCTGAACTTATTCTTTGTTGTTCTGTTGGTGCACTACCACCATTAGTTCTAGTATTTGGTTCAATGTAATAACCACGTCTATTGTCATTAATACGTGGATAGAAATTATATGAAGATGGTATTCTATTATTATCATAATCATTTGCTATATTAACACCATTTTCAGTCAAAATCTGTCCTATAATATTACATGCGGTTTGATTCTCGCGTAACTCGTCATTTGGTCCGTATAAATACATGTAATTCGTCCATTTCATCGGTGACCATCCTTCTATATTATCTCTTTCATTTGGATCAGCGCCATCGCGAAGTAACCTTATAACAGCATGCCAATCTGTTTGTTGAATTGCTCTAATAAGCGGTGTATAGTCATTTAGATTTGTATTATCATTTAATCTATTTAATCTATTATTTAATTGCTCCATAGTTATTCCATCATCATCTTCATTATTAACAACATCTTGTCTTCCTCCTTTTAATTTTTTTCTAAACATATATATATATTATTTGTATAATATATATATAATATTTATTTTATACTAAATCTTTTACTTGAGCTCTTGTTGGATTTGAAAACATGTATGTACCAACTACATTTGGATTTGGATTGGGATTAAAACAATCAAAGTTATCTTGTTTAAACAATAAGTTGTGTTGGTTATAATTAGCTCCTTCACTCATATTTGGTTTAAATGAATAATTATATAAATCACTGTTACTACTTGGAACGTAAACCGCTTGACTGCATTTTTGCAAGGCATAAATTTGATTTCTTAACTCAGATTCTCTATTAATATTAGACGCAAATCCTGACCATGGTGACTGAGTATTTCCTGGATTAAATACTGTATGTGGATTAAACGTTGGATATTGATTTACTCTTACATCAACCTCTTTTCTTGGATCTACTATTGGTAAAAAAGAATATTTTGTCATTACTGGTCTAACATCTAAATATTGTTGAAGCATTTGAGAAGGAATATTTCTATCATAAATTCGTCTGTTTGTAGTATTATGAATCTCTGAAACACATTCTTGTTTCATATTGTTATTATAATTCATTTATCTACTATATGATATTATTTTTATTTTATTAATTTATTAAAATATATAAAGATTTGTATTGATAATAATACAACCAGGAATATAACTCTTTTAAATGTGTGGTATATTTTGTATCTTAAATGGTGAAAAAAGTAATGAAAGTTTTTATAAAGAACAATTTATCAAGGGTGTTAATAGAGGTCCGGAAGATTCTAAATTTATTTCATTTCATAAAGTATTTTTAGGTTTTCATAGATTAGCAATCAACGGAATAGATGAAATTTCAAATCAACCATTTAATATTAATAACATTGTATTAATATGTAATGGTGAAATATATAACTATAAATATTTATATAAACTCATGGATGTAACACCTACTACAAATTCAGATTGTGAAGTAATTGTTCATTTATATTTAAAATATGGAATGGATCAAACGTTACAAATGTTAGACGGTGTATTTTCTTTTGTATTATATGATTTACGTTTAGAAAATGGTTTAGATAATTTCGTATATTTTGCTAGAGATCCTTATGGTGTTAGACCATTATATTTATTAAAAAGTGATTACACTATTGGTTGCGCATCCGAGTTAAAATGTTTAAATGAATTTTTGAAAATTGATAACACCATTGGGTGTGTAAATAAATTTACTATTGAACAATTTCAACCAGGTACTTGTAGTACTTACAAATTGTCTAGTTTAGCGTGCTCAAAATGGAAGGCCATAAAAGAAAATCAACGATATTTTACACCATCGTTTCCATATATTTTAAATTATTATAATTCTTACATGGATTCTACTATTGAAACAGAAAATTATGAAAAAAATATCGTTAAATATTTATGTGACGCGGTCAGAAAGCGGTGTTTAAATACAGAAAGACCTATTGCATGCTTATTATCAGGAGGGTTAGATAGTAGTTTAATAACAGCTCTGGTTAATCATTTTTATAAAATGGAATTTGGTTTAGATAAAACAATTGAAACGTATAGTATTGGATTTAAAGATTCCGAAGATCTTAAATATGCAAAAATTGTCGCTGATTATCTTGGAACAAATCACACTGAAATTATATTAACCGAAAAAGAAATGTTTGAGACCATTCCTGATGTGATTTATGCTATTGAAAGTTATGATACAACAACTGTTAGAGCGAGTATAGGGAATTATTTGTTAGGAAAATATATTTCTAAAAATAGTAAAGCTAAGGTTATATTCAACGGAGATGGATCAGATGAATTAAGTGGTGGATATTTGTACATGAAGAACTGTCCAGATTGCATTGAGTTTGATTGTGAAACACGACGTTTGTTGAAGGATATTCATTTATTTGATGTTTTAAGGTCTGATAAGTGTATATCTTCACACGGTTTAGAACCTCGCACACCATTTTTGGATAAAACATTTGTAAATTATTATTTATCTATTCCGCAAAAAGAACGATTTGAAAAAAATAAAATTATTGAAAAATATTTTATCAGAAATAGTTTTACATTTGAAAATTTTCAAGATGTATATGGAAAACAATTATTACCTGATGAGATATTGTGGAGACGTAAAGAGGCGTTTAGTGATGGTGTAAGTAGCAAAGGACGGAGTTTATACCTTATTTTGCAAGAATTCATATCAACTACATTAAAATTACAATATTATTACGAAGAAAATATTATTAATAAATACCCTATCACTATAGAAACTGAAAAATTATATTATAGAAAAATATTTAATTCTTATTATCCACATTGCAATAAATTATTACCTTATTTTTGGATGCCGCGTTATACAAATGCATGCGATCCTAGTGCTAGAACACTTGAATTGTATTATGAAAAAGACGCAAGTAAAAGTAACGATATTTGTTCAGTGAAAATAAACCCTATGTATTATTATGTAGCTTAATGTGTGTAAAAATTTATTTTATAAAAAATTTAAAATGTGTTTATTATTATATAAGATTACATAAACTTATATGATAATTTCAAAACAAGCACTTCACGGATATCAAGAATTATTTTTTGATGGTTTTATTACATTAACATATATATCAATTTTTTTATACGCTTTTGGTATTTCAGCTATGGCTAAAAAACATTTAGACATAATTGATAATTATGTACGAATTTATATTTGTTTGTTTTTAATATACAGATTCAATCCTTTCAGAACTAAATATGATTTTACTAGTTTAGACCGAAAAATTGCGTTTAGTGCAGGTTTATTTATTTTTACCACTACTGTTTTTGGTTTTGTATTTTTCTAGAAATTTTTATTTGTCATCAAAAAAATCATGTAAGTGTAGCATTATTTTTTTACTTAAAATTTTATCTATTTCGTAATCGTCATTGTGTTTTTGAATTACCTTGAAATTATATCTTTTTATTTGTTTATTCATAAACTCAACAAATTGATTAATAGCAAATGAAACATCACTTGTTTTGTTATTTGATATAATTAATTTACTATCTAAAAAACGATTGTATATTTCATTAAAAGGTAGAGCGTGAATATAAGGTTTTATATTAATATAATAAATATGTTCATTCGCCATTTCAGGATAAAAAGTGTCGTCTAAATAACAGATTTCAGCATTTGTTGGAAGTTTCGTACACCGTATAAAATCACTATGAGTTTTGTTATTTGTTGTTCTACAAAATTCTATTTGTTTTCCATTAATTTTAAAAGCTGAAATTATTTGATCAAATAATTTATACTTGTTTAATTTTGTTTCAAAATAAGATACAATTTGTTCACACCATTTTCGCGAACCCTGATTATTAGTATATATCATTATTTTTTGACATTGATTTGACTGTTTTTTATTTTTTAAATAATTAAGAATATTTAATATATTTGGTCTAAAAAATTCAGGATATAAATCCATTACACTATTAAAGTCGCATTGTTTCAAATCTTTATTTAAAAACTTGGATACATACAACGATAAACAATCCCAAAATATACCAAATTCAACAAAATATCCAAGAGTTTCGTCTAAATCAAACACAACAATTTTCATTTAAGCAAATAGTATTTTTGTGGATATATTATATATATTTTTTTACTTTTACATATATTTTCATTTTCATAATTAGATACAAAATTAAAATATTCGTATATTTTAGGTAAAAATAAAGTAAAAATTCAAAAATGAATTCAAAAATGAATATGCACAACGATGATTACATTCAAATATTAAAATATTATAACATGCCTATACCTAAATCTAGACAATTAATTAAAGAAGAAGGTGAAAAAATTTTAGCCTTAAAATTGTGTAGATGCATCAAAAAAGTAGATTCTGTTACAAAAAATGAACCAAAAACAATTGGTATTTGTACAAAGACAATTTTTAATAGAAAAGGTTTAACTCGTGGGAAATTCAAATGTAAAGGGAGACGTTATGTAAAATTTAATAAGACGAGAAAGAATAGAAAGCCATAAAAATTTTATACGTGTTTATCTAAATAATACACTATAAAATTGAACACTACAAAATATAATAAATATAATTTCCATATATGATTAAACCATTCTTGTATAGTATTATAATTATATGCTTTGCGAGTGTATATACCAATTGCAACTAAAGTAGGTGCTAATATACTTATTAATAAAAATCTATTTCTTTTCGTAAGATTAAATTTGTTTGCAATATACAATGAAACAACGTTATATAAACCTAATCCAATAGGTGCGTACAATGTGTAATTTTCATAACTATAATTTAATAATTTCTTGTCAAATGATCTAACTGCTACAAAATATGGAATAAACACAAAAAATGAAGAACCTATAATAAAGGCTCTTAAATATTGGTTGGTCATTTAAAACTTATATATATATATATATATATATATATATATGTGTTTCCATAAAGAAAATTGATATGTGTGTCATATGTATATATAATTACAATTTTACAACCTCATTAAAACGATGTAATACCCACCCATCTTTTCTATGAACATAATTATTTGGCATATGATATACTCTACACTTATTTGGCAATTTATTATTTTGCAGTGGTATAATTGTTCCCTTATACCAATTTATTCCTGGCCTATGTAATCCAAAAGCAACGCATTCACGCGTCCAATCGCAATCATTATATCTATCACTGTTAATATATTTTCTAAATTCTATTTTATCATAAATCCAAAAAGCACAATATGGGTTTGCATCATTTATAATAAATAATTCATTATCTAATGTAACAGTATTGGAAAGATATTGGCTGCATGTTCCATCAGGTGACGTAGCATTGTCAGTTGTGTATTCATCACCTTTATCGTCAACTTCTATTCTAAAAAAACCTAAATTATAATTATTTTTAATTAACTTATCTTTATATTCTAACCAATATAATAAGGCTTCTTTTTTAATGAGAATATCATCTTCTACATAAATAAATATGTCATAATCATTTTGTTGTTTTTTTATAAAATCCCTAATATAATAAGGAAATATTAATGGATTTGAATTAAAATGTGAATCATTTGATAAATCGTGATGTATTATTCTAATATTTCCGTTATTAAAATCTGTTAAAAGGTCTAAACTAAAATCTAAATGTGTGTGTATAAAAATATCTGTGCGTAAATTATATTTATTTGTTTCTTCTATTATTCTATTTATATATTGTATTCTATTTTGATTAAAGTAAAAACAAATATTTTTTGATATTTTTGACGTAGTATAAGGTTCTTCAACAACCAAAGTGTTTTCTAGAACGATTTCAATTTTTTCCGTTGAATTCATTTTATATTTTAATAACAATATATTATTTTGATAAATGATCTAACGCGGAAAGTAATACCATTTCTTGGTCAGTCAATTTTTGAAATACTAAATTTTCATCTAATTTTATTTGAAAATGTTTACTTGAATATCCGAAATTTTTACATATAACGTATACACCTTCGTCCTTTATTTTATATTCACAAAACAATGCTCCTTTTGTTATATGTATATTATTTGGGTCTTGAAGTGGAATCCATCTAAGATATGTTCCATATTTCAAATCATTCAATTCATCAATATATCTATAACCTTTTAGTTTCTTCAATAATTCCAATGCTTCTCTACGCTCCAATTGTAATTCATTGATAATTTTTAAATTCATTTCAGTTATTTTTTTAGAAGTAAAATTCAATAAATTTTCATTTGAATCATCGTCTAATGCTTTTAAAAGTTTATCAACGTCCATGTAATTATAGTTATACTAAATATATAATTAATACAGTTATGTTTATATATTTACAAGTTAAGTTAATGTATTTTAGAATATAAAACACTATATTTACTTATTAAATCATCTATGTTCATTGCGTGAGTTTGCGAAAAGAATGACAAATGTGATACATAAAAATCAGCGTATAAAATATTTTTAAACCCTCTATTTTTTACATAATCAAATGTTAAATTGTATTCGTCCTCGTTATTATGTAAACAGGCATCTTTTATTTTGTACCATTTATTACCTTTATATCCAATAAAATTAATACTAAATCTACTAGTTATTTCTATTATATCGTTATTATAATCGTAATTTAAAAATTTTTGATTATTTTCTATAAAATAATTATGTAATATTTCTGCTTTTTCACCACTTTCCCATAAAGTACCACATCTACCTTCTGGAGGATATTCAAGAATCATTAAATCTTTTGGTATCAACTCGTATTTATTTTGTTGAAAATGTGCACAAACACCATTATTAATTGTATTCGCATAAATTAAATCATATTCATCCCCTTTATTTTTTATAAAATCAATAAACTGTGGTAATTTATTTAAATCAATAAAAACAATATCGTCGTCGCATTTAATAATTATGTCGTCTTTAAAAATTGCATTATCATAATAATTATAATAATTTTTCCAAGTTTTGTCACAAGTATCCATAAAATAAAAATGATGGTTCTTTACAGTTTCATATAAAATATTTCCGGAACTATTGTTACCAGTTTTTATGAAAATATTATCTATTATGATATTTTCTTTAATTTCACAAGTAATAATTTTTTGTTTATTCAAGATTACAATTAGCTTATTTTCGCAAATACAAACGGTAATAGTTTTTTTATCAAAATTATCAATAAAATTTTTTGTACTTTGCGATAAACTACATAATTCGTTATTATTATTTTTGGTAATACTACATTGTACTAGGTTCAAATTATTATCCAATTCATTTAAAACAATTTCATAATAAATGTTTTGTTTTTCATTGTGTATTTTAATGAAAACTTTATTAGAATATGTTATTTCAAATGTAAATGAATTATCTATTACAGGAGTAAATATTTGAATGTATTCATTGTTGGATTTACTACTTGTTCGTTTCAAATTACTTATGGTTTTTAAATATTGTTCATCATTTGAATTTCTAGTATAATTCCAGAAATGAATTTCATCAAGTATCTTTAATTCTAATGCTTTTTTTAAATATTTTATTAAAATTTCTAAATTTTGTTTTCTTCCGGAAAAAACAGTAAAAATATTTTTCATATTTTTATATTGGATAAAATAATAGTAATTCAAATAGTATCTTTATATTTTTATATTTTTTATCTTTTTTACATAAAAAGATAAAAACCAGAGGATAGAAATTTGGCTCAACCTTTTCTAAAGGTGGAAAGAGTGTGTTTTTGGCTCCACCTTTTCTAAAGGTGGAAAGAGTGTGATTTGGCTCAACCTTTTCTAAAGGTTGATTACCACGAACCAAACGCACCGCCTCCTAAAACTGAATTAGCAGCCATTGGTTCTGAAAATGCTTCAGGCATTCCTGGCGTAGCGGCACCAACCAATGGTGTAGTATCTTGTTGATACATGTTATTGTAATTAGGAAGTTGTTGCCTGCTTTGTGTATACGATTGATCTGATGAATCACTAGGTAATTGATTAATTGATGTAGTTCCACCGTATAAAGATTGGTTCATTGCAGATTGGTTACTTGGTATTGTATTTGGTGGCATTGACATTGACATTCCCATATTTTGTCCAGAAATTGGTTGTGAAACCTTAACATTAGCATTACCGTTGCCTTTTTTTCCATTGTTTTTCATGTTTGATTTCGGGCCCTCCCATAATTCAGTAATACGGTCTACTAAAATACTTACTTTCTCTCCCAATTTAGTTTGTAAACTCAAAGTAATCATTAGTATTGCTAAAATAATAAAAATAATACTAAATTCTGGATATTCCATACCACTATAGGTTGGAATATATGTAATTATACGATGAATGATTAACAAACCAATAAACATTACAATAATTTGGATTAAAACTTCTGCTAAAATTTCCACACTACCTTTCTTTTCATCTGCTTCAGGTACATATTTTTGCATACATTTATTTAAAATAACTACTGGAATTATTGATATTAAAGTATATTGAATTATATTTAATATGTCAGATTTAGAGTCATTATCAAAATTAAAAACATGCTTAAAAAACCCTTTTTTTGAATTATCTGAACTATCCATATGATTTATAAAAAGAAATTAAATAATTCAAAAACTAATTAAAGGTATAAATAAATGGTTTTCTAATGAGTGAACACGAAGAATATCAATATTTGAAATTAATCAAAGATATTTTAGATAATGGATTTCTAGAAGAAGGTAGAAATGGTAAAACAAAGAGTATTTTTGGAAGTTCAATGCGTTTTTCTCTAAAAAATGGTAAAATTCCTATTTTAACAACTAAAAAGATAGCATGGAAAACATGTTTAAAAGAATTATTGTGGTTTATTCATGGTGAAACAGATAATAAAATATTACAAAAACAAAATGTTCATATATGGGATGGAAATTCTTCTAAAGAATTTAAAAAGGGTGTTGGTTTACAGCATTACACTGAAGGTATATTGGGACCTATTTACGGCTATCAATGGAGACATTTTAATGCACCTTACGATGTAAGAACAGGTAATATTTTGGACGAAAATCAAAATGGAATAGATCAATTACAATTTATTATTGACCAATTAAAAAATCCAGAAACAAGAAATAGTAGGCGACTTATCATGACTGCATGGAATCCTTGTCAATTGAATAAAATGGTTCTTCCACCTTGTCATGTTATTTGTCAATTTAATGTTCACAATGGAAATAAACTTTCATGTGCGATGTATCAACGTTCTGTAGATGTCCCGGTGGGTTCTCCGTTTAACATAGCATCATATAGTTTTTTAACACATCTTTTAGCAAAACACTGTGGATTAGAAGCAGATGAGTTTGTTTATTTTATGGGAAATTGTCATATTTATGAAGAACATTTGAATGTAATAAAAGAGCAAATAGAGCGAGTTCCGTTTAAATTTCCAATATTAGAAATTATTAACAAGAGAGAAAATATTAATGATTATATTGTTGATGATTTTAATGTTGCTAATTATCAATGTCATGAACCGATTAAAATGAAAATGGTTGTATAAATATTTTATATATATATATTATATGCCTAGATATTCTAGAAAATATATAAAAGGTGGAAGAAAAAGAAAAAGAAAAACAACCAAGAATACAACAGGTGGTGCTGGTTCTGATGATGAAATAATTAATCCATTATGGGAACAACAGAAAGTAGAAGAACCAACATTTAGTAAAGAAGATGTAAATAAACTATTAAAAGAAGCAAATAAAAAAAGTTCTCTTCTAATGAATGATGAATCATTTAGTAAGTTAACATCAGAAGATATGGAAAATACAAAAAATTTAATAACTGACCTTACCGCCGCAAAAAAAGCTTTTGAAACAGGTAAACTAACATTGAATGATGAAGAAAAAAATAGGCTTAAAGGAACTTTGGGTTTCTTGAGAGAATGGTACAGCTGGCGAATAGATCCTGTAGTTCGTTGGCGGCGTGGAGGAAGAAAGAGAAAAACTAGTAAAAAGAGAAAAATTACTAGAAAGCTTAAAAGTGGTAAAAAAAGAAAAACATCAAGAAAACATTAATGATTATCAATGTCATGAACCGATTAAAATGAAAATGGTTGCATAAATATTTTATATATATATATTAAAATGGGAGATTTATCTTTTGAAAACATAAAAAATGGTAATTGGTATGTTATTCCAGGGCGTTATTTTGATGAACCAGCAAGAATATACAAAACTATTTATCATGGCGATTGTTACATCAAAGCTATAGCACCCAGTGATCAACAAGACATAGTAAAAGTTCCGTGTAACGAAAATATTTTTGAGGAGCCTAAAGAAACGGATGTAGATATGGATGATCAAGAAGATGACTTTGATGATGATGAATATTTAGAAATAAAAGAACAAAATCAATTTTCAAACTTCATTTCATATGATACAAATGAGCCTTTGGATTTAGATGATGATGAAAAGTTGGAACTATATAATATATTTATTAAAATTGAAAAAAGTCTTCAAAAAGGAGGAACACGAGAAGTGAAAAGAAATATTTTCAAAAGAAAATCTAGCAAAAATAAAAAAATATATAGTAATTTTATAGGAATGGGAAAATCTTATAAAAAGAGAAGAGGTGGTTCACCTTCAAACCCACAAGGAAACAATAATTCACAGAATGCAAATACTATTTCAGGAGAAGATATAGTAACTGAACAACAACAATATATGACAGCACAACCAAATAATTCTAATGATACAACTCCTAAATATCAAGTAGACGGGCGTCCTCCGAGATATAATACATTTAGTGAAGAAGAAAAGGATGCATATCATAAAAAAATGCAAGAAGGAAATTTAAAAGCTTATCGTGCTAGATACGGAAGAAAAGGTCATTTTAACAGAATATATGATGAAAATGATGAAGATAATGATGATGATGAATATCCAGAGTTTGACGGTGGAAGAAGAAGACGAAAGACTACAAAAAGAAGAAAGAGTACAAAAAGAAGAAAGAGTACAAAAAGAAGAAAGAGTACAAAAAGAAGAAAGTATTAATTTTAAATTATTTAGTAAATGCGTAAGTAATTTAGAAACAAATTGTTAAATAAGTATATTAAATGAGCAGTAGTTCAAGATCAATTGCAGCAGCTAGACAGAAAAGAGCAGGTGAGCAATCACAACAAATGAATACAAGTAGACCAGTTACATCTATTTCATCTCAAGGCGCGTTTGCACAACAACAATATCAACAACAAATGATGTCGCAAAGTATACCTATTGGTAGTAAAAATGTTAGGGTAGCACAAAACAGAAGTCAAGGACCAAGAAGTTCTTCAAATGTACAACAAGAACAATCCACCAAAATTAGTGTTTCTAATGCAATTGGATTAATTACTTTAAGATTAGGTAGATTAGAAAATTTTGTAAGTGAAGCAATTGAAGATGGTAAATTTAATGAAAATAATGATAATAATGATAATAATGTTTTTAAAAATAATTCTATACCTTCTAATATGAAAATAGTTTCAGATGAAGTTTTTGAAAATATTGTTAATAGATTAAATTTATTAGAAAGTAAAATGATTAATCATAATAATCAAACAGATAATTTTGTTAATGAAATGTCAGATATTAAAAATTCAATTAATAATTTAAATAGTGCACTTACATTATTTATCAATGAAACAACAAATAAATTTATTGATTATGAATATGCTTTGTCTGAAATTGAAAGTAATTTAGAGTTAGATACAACAAATGTAAAAGTAGATGGGCAAGACGATGTTACTTTTATAAATGATAATAGTGATGAATCAAATAATGCAAATATTGAAACTTCAGAACCTTTAGAAAATAATCAATCGTCAACAAATATTGACGAAAACAACGAATAAATAATTTTTGGTAAAATGAATTAAATTCAAAATAATATTATAAATTATAAAAGTATAAATGAATTATAATATTAATAATTTAACATCAAAATCACAATTTAATAATAATAATATAAATTTAAAATTAAATGAAGATAAATTAAACGACCTCTTAAATAATTTTTGTAATATTAAAACAAATAATGAAATTGAAATAAATTATAAATATTTTAAAATTATAAATACTTTTATTGATAAAAATTATATTTTAAATTATTTAATTTATATTGTAGAAAAAGTTTTAATAAAATATCAAACATTTATTGTTCATGTTAATATTGAAAAATTAACATTATTAGAAGTTGAAAAGAATAGAGATTTTATACAAGATATGTCCAATGTTTTAAAAGAAAAATTTCCTGATAAATTAGAAATATGTCTTATTTATGAAGGTTCATTTATTTTTAAACAAATTTATAATTTCTTATCTATATTTATTGATAAGAAAACTCTCAAGAAAATAAAATTTCAAGAATAGATATTAAAGATAAATTTATAATAAAATATATATTGTAAGTGGGAATGCCTAACTGGTGTTATAATCATGCGACAATTACGTGTCCAACAAAAGAAACATATTTTAAATTAATAAATGCGATAGAACAAAATGTATGGTTTGAAACCTTTGCACCACTTGGTTTAGATAATGAAAATCATGAAAATGGTTGGGAATATTACAAGGCAATTGATGTTTGGAAAACAAAATGGGGTGCGACAGATGTAGAAATATTGAATCAATGTGATGGTGAACTTCTGTTAGAACTATCTTTTGAAACAGCATGGAGTCCTCCTACAGGTGTATATAGTAATATGAATAAAAATTATAATATTGATGTTACAGCATTTTATGATGAGGAAGGATGTGATTTTTTTGGAAGATGCATTTATTCAAAAGAACAAGAATTTGCCGAACACTATGAATTTCCGAATAATAAAGAAGAACTTGAAGAATTAAGAAAAATTATAGGAAGCGAATTAGATGATTATATGTATTCAACATGGGAAAGACTACAAGAAGAATGGGATGAAGAAGATTGTGATGAGGATGATAGTCTACCTGAATTAGTAGAAATTGTTAGTGATGAAGATGATGAAGATGATGAAGTTCACTAAGATAATGATAGTCTACCCGAATTACTTGAAATTAATAGTGATGAAGAGGATGAAGAGGATGTTTTTAAACCTGAAATAAATGAAATAAAATATTGGGAGTGGTAAAAAATGAAATGAATACACAATAAATTGTTTCTTCGTTTTATAAGTTAAAAATTATTTTTATTGTATATTAATGAAAATAATTATAAGTTTTTTTATATTTTGTTTAGTATTGTTTATATATTTACATATACAATTTCATTTAAAAACTAGTAATGATCTAGAGATTTACGAAATTGATGATGTTTCAAAAGATAAACTAGAAGAAATTTGTGATTTAAGACAACCTGTATTATTTGATTATAATAATGAAAAATTAATAGAAAGTACCAATTCAAGATTTATTTTAGAAAATTATCCTGCTTTTGAAATGAAAATTAGAAATATAAAAGAAAGTGACCACAATAGTGAGTTATATATAAATCTTCCTTTGCACGCATCTGTAAAATTATTTAAAGAAGATAAAGAAAGTAGCTATTTTTCAGAAAACAACAATGATTTTTTAAATGAAACTGGTGTTATTAAAAATTTCAAATATAATGACGAATATCTACGTCCTTATATGGTTTCTAATTTAAATTATGATATAATGTTGGGAAGTAATGGAACTTACACTCCATTTAGATATGAAATAAATTATAGAAATTATTTTTTATCCACAGAAGGTTCTATACAAATTAAAATGGCGCCTCCTCAAAGTATAAAATATTTATATCCTGAATATGATTATGAGAATTTTGAATTTAGGTCTCCTATAAATCCATGGAAGGTCCAAACAAAATATGCTGCTGATTTTGAAAAAATGAAATGCTTAGAAGTAACTCTAACAAAAGGTAAAATTATTTATATTCCTGCTTATTGGTGGTATAGTATAAAATTTAGCAATGAAAACAGTAGTATTGCTAGCTTTAGATATAGAACTTATGTTAATAATTTAGCAATTTCACCTTATATTTCTATGCATATCCTTCAATTACAAAATATTAAGAGAGATGTTACTAGAAAACTACCCGTTAATGAATTAAAAAAAGAGAATATTGTTGAAGTTACGAATGAACAAAATAATAATAATAATAATAATAATAATAATAATGCTTTAGAAACCCAGACAACAAGAATAAATGATTTAACCGAAGTACCGAATGACGCAATTGATGAGAGAAAACCTGAAATAATTGAGGAACCTAAAGCAATAATGGAATATGAAAATTTCGGTGCGGAAATAAAATAAAATGTTTATTAAATATATAAATGGCAAAATCTATGAAATCAATGCTGTCTTTTTTGAACGTTTTTGGTAAAACAAATAGAAGAACAGGACGTAAGAGTAGGAGTTCTCGTAAAACACGCAAACACCGCAAAACTAGAAGAGGTAGAAAAAATATGAGAGGAGGCTGAGGTGGAGCACCTACTATTGTACCACAAACACCAACACCGCCAGTAAAAATATAAAAAAATAAAAGCGTTGTTATTAGAATGATATTTTTATTTTTACGTAATAAAAGTTGATATAATAACTACACTAAATTATTAGTATTGTCAGTATTAGATAACTTACTATAGCATTCTTCAGTATAGCAAGTTATATTTTTAATTACGTCTCTACAATATGGGCAACTAGTATGTTTTTTATTTATAAGTTGTTTTGTACAATCAATACAACATTCGTGTTTACAATCAAATGTTGCACAATTTATTTTTTTAACTAAATTATAACAAATTGAACATTCTAAATCTGTATTGATATTGTCATTTGCATCTTTATGAGTTTCTAATTTAATTTCATAATTTATAAAAATACTATTGGTATCAAAATTGTTATCATTATTTATATTGAAGTTACCACCTAGCATTTCATTTGACATGTAATTTAATAATATTCCATTCAATATGGCGCTTACTCTTACCGGTGTATATTGATTGAATGGAATAAAATTATAGTCGTTAAAAGTCAACCATGCAATATCAATATCATATAAACGTAAAAGTATTTGGTTTATTACTATTTGTAATAAAGAACGCAATCTAGTATTATAAAAACGACATGCTACATATTTCAATAATTTTATATTACTTTCTGATTGACTGCAATAATTATATAAATAAGTTTCAAACTCCTGAATAGATAATATTCTATTATTATTATGAATAATCATAAATTGTTCTTTTAAATAAATTAAATAATTATTAACACTTACTAATACATTATTATTACATGTTGTAATATTATGACCTTCGCAATAACAAAAAGAACATTTGCGCTTATATTTATTTAATTTTAAACTGTTGTTTGGTATTACATATAAAGTATCGTTCATTTTATAAAATAATTTTAAATTTTATTGAATACTTTAATTCATAATTAAAGTATTCAATTTTATTTTAAACATGTTTTCTAGATTTTCTACGTTTAGTTCTATTTTTTCTTGATCTATGCTTCTTTGTCTTTTTATTCTTTTTACCGCCACGAACTTTAGATGAATTTGCACTTTGGTTGTGAATTTGTGAACCTCTAGTATGGCGTAGATAATTTCCTAAACTTTTTACAGTGATTTTTCTCTCTGGTTTAAAAGATAAACTTATTTGGTTTACATCAATTTCTTCATTATCATTAAATATTGGTAATACTCTACTTGTATGTGTTTTAAATACACTGAGTCTATCTTTTCTTTCTGGTTTAGGTTTATAACGTAGTCCTAAAGACATTATTTATTATAATATAATATAATTATATTATTTTATAATTAAATTGATATATTATACCATTAAATGGTTACATATAAAAATTGTATTGGAGAATTCTTTAGTGTATAATCAATTATACAATCCACAACATTCTTACTCATTGGTCCAAAAAAAAACTTCATTTATAATTTAATATATATATATAAAAGGTTTAAAAACGCCTTCTACGTTTTGTTTTATTTTTTCTTGATTTATGTTTCTTCGTCTTTTTATCTTGCTTTGTCCTCTTATGTTTCTTTGTCTTTTTACCACCAAGTCCAGGTCTATCAAAAACAGTGTCTTCAGTTGGTTTACCTGTAATCTTTGAAGTTTTATTGAAAAACAATTTTCCGTAAAAAGACTTTTTTTGTTCAACAGGTTTAATTTTGGTTGCAGTATTTAGATAATTTACAGGTTTATAAAGTATATCATCATCATGATCATTACCCAATGGATATATATCTTCTTTTTTAAGTCGGTCAGCTCTTGCTTTAGGTTTAGGTTTAATTCTGGTTGCAGAATTTACAGGTTTATTAAGTTCAACATCATCATAATCATTAGCCAATGGATATTCTTCTTTTTTAAGTTGTGTATCTGTTCCTTGAGGTTTAGGTTCATAATGTTCTAAAGACATTATTTATATATAATTATATAAATATATTTTTTTACAATTACACCGTTGAAGAATTAAGTTACCAGTTACAGTTTGAACCATAGCACCCGCAGGGGTGCTGTTTCAAATCTTCACTGGTATAAATTGATATAAATACTACGCAAGTGAATTAAAGATAAATTGATATATTATACTAACTAATGGTTACATATAAAATTGTATTGGAGAATCGTAATTATACTAATTGGAATATATACGATTCAAATAATTTTGAAAAAAAAGATTTACAAATAAATCCAATTGAGAGTAAATTGTTTTCAAATGACGTATTTATATTTGAAAAAAATAAAGTAAATTTAATTCACTCTTCTATACGCACAGGCCCACCTATTGCTGGAGTGTTGATAATTTCTGGAAATAAAACTTATGGACGAAAAAATGGAAAATTGCTCTATAAATGTATGCCTGATGATATAAGAATACCAGCATTTCTAATTCCTTATGAAATAAAAAACATTGGTTTTTCAAAAATATTTACTAATTTGTATGTGACGTTTACGTTTAATGAATGGAATGATAAACACCCATATGGAAAATTAAACAATGTTATTGGTCCTGTGGACGTGCTGGATAATTTTTATGAATATCAACTTTATTGTAAAAGTTTAAATGTATCATTGCAAAAATTCCAAAAAGATACTTCAAAGACGCTTCAAAATAAGTCACAACAAGCGTTTATTGAAACTATTAAAGAGAAATACAAAACAATTGAAGACCGCACCAATCAAAAAGAATGGCATGTATTTTCAATTGATCCAGAAAAATGTTTGGATTTTGATGATGCGTTTAGTGTGAGAAAAACTGGCGAGAATGCATACATTATAAGTGTTTACATAGCAAATGTATCATTATGGATAGATGCATTGAACCTATGGGATTCTTTTTCAAAAAGAGTATCTACTATTTATTTGCCTGACAAAAGGCGTCCCATGATACCAAGTATTTTATCAGAAGGTTTATGTAGTTTACAAGAAAATGTAACTAGAATAGCTCTGACTATGGATTTGCATATTGTTAACAATGAAATAGTAGATACTAAATATTGCAATAGTTTTATTAAAGTATGTAAAAATTATGTTTATGAAGAAGAAAAATTATTACAAGATGAACAATATCATGAATTATTAGATATTGTACAAAAAATATCTACTAAGTTCAAATACATTTATAATATCAAAGATAGTCATGATATAGTAACGTATTTAATGATATTGATGAATTATCAATGCGCAATGCAGCTATTAAAACATAATACCGGAATATTTCGTTCCGCAATAAGTAAAGTACCAAATAATGGTAATGATCCATCGTTACCATCGCACTTGCCGAATGAAGTAATTAATTTTGTAAAATTATGGAATAGTACTTCAGCGCAATATATAGATGGTTCTGAAATATCCAATGGAGAACAAACAAAACACGAAATACTTGACATGGAGGCTTACATTCATATTACAAGTCCTATAAGACGTTTAGTAGATTTATTAAATATGATTCAATTTCAAAAAACAATGAATTTAATTTGTTTATCAGAAAAGGTACAAAAATTTTACACTACATGGTTAAATGATTTGGAATATATAAATACAACCATGAGGTCTATTAGAAAAATACAAATAGATTGCTCTTTACTTGATTTATGTAATAATAAACCTGAATTATTGAATAAAGATTATGATGGTTACATTTTTGATAAAATCGTGAGACATGACGGTTTGTATCAATATATAGTATTCTTACCTGACTTGAAAATGAACTCAAGAATTACAATTCGCGATAATATGGAAAATTTTGATATTAGAAAATTCAAATTGTATTTGTTTAACAATGAAGAGAAGTTCAAAAAGAAAATACGATTGCAACTATTGTAACTATTGTAACTAATTACAATTTATATACATGTAAATACAATAAAAAAAATAAGTATAATTATTAATACAATAAAAGTTAAACGACAAGTGTTACGTTGTTCTCTAATATCAGGTTCTTGACTACTAAATGGTGCATTATTATTCATATTATAATTCACTTATAGCATATATTTTTATATCATTTTCAAAAAAGATAACACATTCCTTAATTATTTTTTAGGTGTTAGCCTTATCAATTACTACATTTTTCGCGATTTTTTTGATGATTTTAGTATCCTTATCATAATCATCATCCCCCTTTCCTCCCATTGATTCGTAGACTATTTTATTATATTGACTATTTTTTTTGGAATCGTATTCTTCACAATCAGGATATTTATCTCTAAAATCTTTTAACATACATATATTTTTGTGAGCAATCATGCGAATTGCTTTGCGCAATTTTTTATTATTCTCATCTTCTTTTTCCCATGTATTTTCATCTTTTACATACATTACTTCTCTTTTTTGATCTGCGCAGTGAACAGGACGTTTATTCACATCTAATGCTTTCAAATTTTTAATGATTATATTGGATATTCCTTCAATATAACCAACCTTTCCCACGTTTTCTAAATCAGACACTTGAAGTTTAACTGATTCTACAAAATCACTAATATTCATTGCATCCTTGCACGTTTCATTCAAAAAAAATTGCAAATTAAACGTTTTATTGTTACTGTGACTCATAATGTTAGTGGAATTGTTATCACCTATTTTATCTTTCATAAAGTCAAACATTTGTTTTTGCATTTCTAAAAACATTTCTTTTTGAAACTCTTGATTTTTTTGAACTAAGTCTAATACTACGTTAGTATCAAAATTAATAGCATGTTCATTTTGCATTATAACCGACGCGTTTGTAGCAAACGCACATTTTTTTTTATGATTGAATAAGCTTTGACGATGTTTATATAAATTTCCACATTCACATGTAAAATTATTAATAACACTGTTAATTATTGAAACATTGGGTTTTTTTGGGGTTTTTTGTAAGTCATTTGTAAGTATTTGATGTTTTTGCGTTAACATATGTCTATCAAAATCTTTTTTATTACACGTAAAGAAGTAACAATCTTTGCATTCAAATTTTTGGGGTTTTTTTGGGGTAATTTTGTCAGTCATTTTGTAAGTATATTAGACTGACAAAAAAAAACCCTAAATATATCTTATATTTAAAACTAAAATTTTATCGTAACAAATTCTAATTTATTTTTTTTGGCGTAACATGATAATTTTCAATTATGGTAACAAAAGTTTATTTTTCCCAAGACTTTTTTAGATTTTTGAAAAATGGACAAAAAAAATGTCCAAAATTGAAAAGTCAAAATACTTTTGGATCCACTTGTTTGTTAATAATATAATAAATTCCAAAAACAACTTAAAGAAAAAATAGAACAAATCTTCAAGGGTGTATAATATTTTTTACACCTTTTTCTCATTTTAAACGTCCATTATAGATATTATTTCTAGTTTTTCTGGTCTTTCTAGTTAATAATATTCAATTAAATAAATTTTCATTTTCTATTTTTACATAATGGGTAGCGATTTTATCGCTATAAGCATCAGTTACAATAATATACATATTTTTATCATTTGATTTATATAGGTAAAAACAAGTACAAACATTACTATTTGACCCGAAAATTTCATAATTCGGTTCTGGGTCATCTTTCATTGTGTTATATAGTTTTTTTCCATCATATAAATCTCTACCTGATATTTTAAAATCATTTATGTTCTCAGTTGGAGGTGTTTGTGCGATAAATTCGTCTAATTTTTTCATTGTTTTTAGATTACTCGGCACGCTACTATTATGTTCGGAGTAGATTTGCGCGACTTTTGTATGTAGTTCGCTAGAATCTACTTTTTTCAAATAATTAAATTTATCATCACAAACAATAAAATTACTTCTTCGGCAATAGTCATAAAAAATATCATCATAAAAATCGTATTCATTGTTACATTGTTCCTGTTGTCTTTGTCTTCTTCTTCTTTCTCTCTGTCTTCTTCGTCTTCCTTCTCTTGCTTTCTCAGAGAGTTGTTTTACTGGTTGAGTTGTCTTATTAGTATTCATATTGATAAAATTTTTTTTATTATTAATAATAACTCATAATAAGATTTCATTTTTTTTTTATATTATACTAAATGTAGTTTAACATATAATTTTTATAAAAGTATTTAACAAACATTATTAATTAAATTACTTTGTTATTTTTTTGATTTATAATGTGCAAAGGCAGAAAAATATATATATGTATATAATATATATTGACAATAATGAAAGAAATAACGCACGCAGAATTCAAAAAATTAATGAAAAGAGGACCATATTCATCACAAAGTTTGATACCGGGTAAATGGTACTATATTTATGATAACAGACAAACATATAATCCAGTTTATATTGGTAAATATGTTGAACCTGTTAAGTATTTTAATGAAAATTCTGTAACCTATAATTACAAATTTACAGATGTTTCTTATTTAGTTAATTCTTTAAAAACTCGCAATAAGCCTAGACAAGTATTTGGGAATATAGAAAAATATTATGAAGTTATTGAAGAACCCACTAAGTTAGATATTAAAAATAAAAAAACAACAATAAAAGAATTGCATACTTTTATCAGTGAAAAAAAAGCGGAACCACATAATAGTACACCAAATATTTCATTTTTTGGTAAAGATTATAGGAAAGCACTAAGAAAATTTAACAATACTAGTCCTCGTTCATTTTCATCATCTTCATCAAAAAAACCTTCTACATCTTCTAGTAAAAAGTCATCTTCCTCAAGAAGGAGTTCAACGTCTACAACATCATATTCGTCAAGAAGGAGTTCAACGCCTAGGACATCATCTTCTTCGTCAAGAAAATATAGAACACGTAGAAGATTCTCTTAATGATATTAAATAATAAAATTGAAATAATTTAAATATAAATATACACGTATATTTATATCTAACATAAATTATGGTAAAAATTTGCAGTTTAACATCATATCCAAAAGAAAATGAGGAAAAATACCAATGTTATTTTGAAAAGTATGAATATCCTTTACATATTTTTCAAAAGTATTCAATAGAGGGTATTGTAGAAGGACATCATATTTTGGCTACAGCACCAACTGGTAGCGGAAAAACCCTTCCTGGAGAATTTTCAATTGATTATTTTCATTCAAAAGGTAAAAAGGTCATTTATACGACACCTATAAAAGCGTTGAGTAATCAGAAATTCTATGATTTTACAAATAAATATCCTAATATTAGTATTGGTTTAATTACAGGTGACATTAAAACAAATCCTGATGCCGATGTTCTCATTATGACA